GAGCAGGAGCAGGAGCAGGAGCAGGAGCAGGAGCAGGAGCAGGAGCAGGAGCAGGAGCAGGAGCAGGAGCAGGAGCAGGAGCAGGAGCAGGAGCAGGAGCAGGAGCAGGAGCAGGAGCAGGTTTAAGGCGTGATTATTGTTTAGGTAGGTATTGACTAGGGATTAAGATTATCACGCCTTAAACAACCAATTTATAGAATGGTAGACAATAAAAAGGGCCTTTTACGGCCCTTTTCTTTTACTCTGATAACGCTATTGCTATCAGTTCAATAATGATTAACCCTATAATTGCCGCTATCATGGTAATGGTACTCTATCAGTTTGCAGCTCGATTAATTCATAGATACGCGGCCCGCCTTTTGCGTCGTCAACTAATATAAAATCACCCCGGCCTGGTTTAATTGTCATTTTATAATATCCTATCTATTTTCTCAGCATTATCTAATGCGCTTGAGAGAGTCATATTAGACATCACGACAGCGCCGGACTCTCTATTGATAAAATAATAAAGAGGTTTGTTATTAAAAGTATTAATGCTCTTTTTAGACGTTAAGCCGTTCAATTTGCATAATTTGCGTATTGTTTTAATTGTTTCTGTTTGATTCATTTTTTTACCCTATAGAATTTATTATTTTTTACATTGTAAGTTATTACAAGCTCGTTTGGCATATCAACATATATAGCATCAATTTTTAAAAAATAACTATACCCTCGCCCTTTTGCCCAATCTTTTATATCATTAACATTAGATAGTTTCACACTATCAAAGTCGCAATTTGCATTATATAGCGTTGCTTTATACATAACCTTATAACCTGCAAGGCATAATGACGTAAATAACTTCATCGCTTGGCATCATGTAACCGGCCAACTCAAAACTGTATAATCGTTTAGGCGTAGTATTGCCAAAATAAATACCTAGCGCAGCGCTTGCTGCTGCAACATATGACCAATCAAATTGATGGCATATTGCGTTAAGGTTTTTATCATGATCATTTAATTTAATAGGCTCTATTATCTTTTTAAATTCGGGATATTTATGATCGATAGGCGTGAATACTTCGACTTGATTCATGCACTGTAACTGGTATTGATCATTGATTAAAAATATACAAACTTCAAAATGGTCGTGCTTAGTTCCAACTTTTTTTAATAGCGCTTTGATGGTCTCTACTGGAATAATAATATTATCTTCTGGAATATCGTTGTTATAGGTATTGATATGACATAGCACATGGCCATTTGATCCACTAACATGGGTTTTGGTGATGTTTAGGCCGTTAAGATAATACCTAATATCAGGTTTTTTAGGTGTTGCGCTTAGTGCTAGTCTTAAGTCTTCTAATTTCATTTTAGTTTACCTTTTAGTTTTATATTTTGGGCGACAATGTCGCGGAATTGTTGCATCTCTATAGTTCTATACTTTTTTACTACTCTTAAGCAGTATGGAGGTTTTAAACTGTCATTAATTGATGATACGTTGTTAAATTGGCCCGCCAACTCTTGAGCAATTAAAAAAGTTTTGCATTGCGTCTTATATACGGCGCTCATGTTAAAAATAATCATTGTCAATACAGTTCTGATAATAACTAGGCCATTCTGTTTTAATCTGATCTTCAGTTATTCCGTAAGGTTTTAACGCTTCACAGGCGGCGCTGTAATCACCTGATATTTGAGTTTCATGGTTCGCTAATTGATACCAGATAATATCTTTTATCGTATTGTTGGACAGCTCCCAATTTATCTTAAAAGTATGGCTATCTTTTAATTGCAATGCTAGATCATCAATATTATTTTCTGGACAGTAAAGGCCGCCGCCTAAGCTTTTATAGTTTATTGATTGATTAGCACAAGCATTAAATTGATCCCTACTAAACGCAAAAAAAGCGCCGTTATCATCTAATATCTTTTCTTGTTCATTATCTATATTGATATGTTTCATTTAGTTTACCTTTTAGTTTAGTGAGTGAATTACATTAAATAATTTAACACATTTTCTACCAGTGCGATAAATAATATCGCAATTCCAAACCTAATTAAAAATTCCATTGTGTTGCACCCATTCCTTTAGTTATTTTTTTCGCTTCTACTTTACCGGATACTTTTACTCGGTAAATAATTTTGGCATCATTACCGACTAAATTATCATAAATTGTTAGAACTTTATTGTTGGTGTAATAAGCGTAAGTCATTGTCATTTTCTCTTATTGTTGAAGGAGTAGCTAGTTTATCACTTTTTATACTATCGTAAAGCTTTTCTTTACATTTATTAAGATGTTAGTTTTGTTAGTTAAAAGTTAGCTATAAAAAACGGGGTTGATTGCATACGCCTCAGCCTAGCAATGGCGAGGCTTTAGGCTTTATGTTAGTAATGTTAGTTATTATTATTAGATAAGTAAAAAATATAAATATAGTGTAAAGGTATTTATTACCGTGGGCCAGCGCCAACTTAAAACGGTTGCTAACATGACTAACATGACTAACATTTTTAATTTGACGCTAACTGTTAGCAATGTTAGCTATTAAAAAAGAATAGCTAACATTGCTAACATTTTAAGGCCGCGCTTAACGTTCACTTGTACAGTTGCAAATATTATTGATAGCTAACATTGCTAACATTGCTAACAGTTCACTTGTACAGTTGCAAATAAAAAGACTAACTAACATTGCTAACACTGGCCAGTCAGTCAGCCAGCCAGCCCGTCAGTCAGTCAGCCAGCCAGTCAGTCAGTCAGGCAGTCAGCCAGGCAGTCAGCCAGCCAGCCAGCCAGTCAGTCAGCCAGCCAGCCAGCCAGCCAGGCAGCCAGCCAGGCAGCCAGCCAGGCAGCCAGCCTTTGCTACTCGTGGCCTGCAACTTGTACCATGCTGTAAGTTATTGAATTATAAAGGGAGGCTATGGGGGGGGCGTTAAACAAGTCGATAAGCGCAGTGGGGGGTTACCTGCGTGAGCGGGGGCGGGGCTATCCATATAAATCTTCGAGATTTTTGGTTTCCCTCTAAATGTCAAATTTGAAATTTTTTTTGAAAAAATTTTAGAAGGTCAAAGATTGTTTTACACAAAGATATGTGCTACCATTTCTGCATCTAATTATCCACGACTGGTGTTTTATGATTTCCTTCCCTTATTCTCCGCGCGAACTCCAAGCTACAGAGGCGCGTCTATCCCAAATATATGAATCAGCTAAACTCGGCTTGAAAGGTGACAAGCTCGCCCTCGCATCGGGGATGTTACCATCTGAGTATCGGCAACTGTGTCAGCTAGACCCGACTGTAGAACTAGCCGCCATGAAGGGCGCTGCTGACGCAGAAGTGGAAGCGTCAACGCAACTAAGAGATGCTGCACGGAATGGTGACTCCAAAGCAGCTCTTGCTATCCTGCAACACTCCCACGGTTGGGCTACGGCTAAGGAGTCTACTAGGTTGGCGGTAGGCTTGACGAACGCTGACGGGTCGGCTATGAATTTGGTGATCGGTTGGGAAGAATAACCAGATGTTAGGAAGAAAGAGCGCATGAAAGTCACCCTGCCCTACAGACCAAGAGATGTATTCAAACCCCTACACAACCGAAAGGAACGCTGGGCGGTTGTGGTGGCGCATAGACGCGCAGGGAAGTCTGTGTCGTGTATTAATGAACTGATACGCGCTGCCTGTCAGGATGTATCCGGTGATGGGCGCTATGGCTACATCTGTCCTTACTACTCTCAAGCCAAGCAGGTGATCTGGGATTACTGTAAGACGTTTACAAAGCCTATACCTAATATAAAGGTGAACGAATCGGAACTGCGGTTAGACTTTCCGAATGGGGCCAGGCTACAACTGTTCGGTGCGGATAACCCTGATCGGTTACGGGGGCTGTACTTTGATGGAATCATCGCGGATGAGTATGGCGACTGGAAGTCCTCCGTATGGGCGTATGTTATCCGTCCAGCGTTAGCTGACAGGAAGGGGTGGGCTATTATCATCGGGACACCGAAAGGTAAGAACGCCTTTTATGAGCGCTACGAGGCGGGTAAGCAAGACCCGAACTGCTTTACCTTGATCTTGAAGGCTTCTGAGTCAGGACTACTGGACGCGGAGGAGTTAGCCGAGCTTAAGAACGAACTGAGTGAGGACGCATGGCTACAGGAAATGGAGTGCAATTTCGATGCAGCGATACCGGGAGCGATATACGGTAAGGAGATGTTTGAGCTAGCTGAAGCAGGACGGGTTAAGCCTTGTTATGACCGCTCACTAAAGACCTACGCGGCTCTCGACTTAGGGTGGAGTGACGACACAGCGATATGGTGGTATCAGGTTGTGGGTAGGGAGCTACGGGTAATTGATTGCTACAGCAACAGTGGTATGCCTATCAGCCATTACCACGAAGTGCTGAAGGGGAGGGGGTACGACTACGGTGAATGGTTGTATTTACCCCATGACGCTAAGGCGAAAAGCTTACAAACGGGTCGGTCTATTGAGGAGCAGTTCAGATCGTTAGGGTGGAGGCCGAGAATCGTGCCTAGTGTTAGCCTGATGGACGGGATTCAGGCGGCACGGCTGACTTTGGCTGATTGTTGGTTCGATCCTAAGTGCAAGGAAGGAATGGAAGCGCTGACGCAGTACCAAAGGGAGTACAATCTGGATAAGAAGGTGTTTAATGACCGTCCTAAACATGACTGGACAAGCCATTTTGCGGACGGATTTAGATATATGGCTCTAGCGTGGCGTGAACAGCGTCCTGAGCCTCGAACTAAGAAAGTTAAGTATTGGCAAGACCAAACTTTGAATGAATTATGGGAATCTAGCACAAGAGCGCTGAAAAAGAGAATATAAGTATTGCTTTATTAAGAAAAACGGTATAATCGTGCAAACCTATTTAAATGAGCGGCACGATGGCAGAATCAGACGATAAAAAATCAGCACAGCCGTGGCACGATGAGCTGTCGCGCTACAAAGAAGTCTTTAAGAAGTGGACTGAGCGTGGTGAGAAGGTTGTAAAACGCTACCGTGACGAACGGAAAGACATTGAGGCGACTGATGCACGATTTAATATCTTTTGGTCAAACGTACAGACGCTAAAGCCTGCTATTTACGCTAAACCACCAAATCCTGAAGTATCAAGACGCTTTGATGACCAAAACGATGTAGCTCGTGTTGCTTCTACTATATTAGAGCGAGTCTTATCTTATGAAATTACTCAGTATCCTGATTTCCACGCTACTATTTCTAATGTGGTTGACGATCGCTTGTTACCCGGCCGCGGTGTGGCTTGGGTCAGGTATGAACCGATCATTGAGTCGGTGGAATCAGAACCTCAGATCACTAATTATCAGGAAATAGGTGAGAGTGAATACGCAGACACTGGCGAATCGTTAGAGGAAAACGCCTTAGCTGGCGAAGTTCCCGAACAGTTTGAGCGTGTCGCTTCTGAAACTTCACCTGTCGATTACGTTTACTGGCAAGATTTTGCCCATCTACCTGCAAGAACGTGGGAAGAAGTCACTTGGGTAGCTAGACGGGTTTACATGTCGCTAGAAGAAGGTGAGGAGCGCTTTGGTGAAATATTCAGCCAAGTGCCTTTGACTCATTCACCTGATCGTCAAGATGGCGAGAAAGAAACAACGCAAGCGCTAAAGAAAGCGGAAATTTGGGAAATCTGGAGTAAGTCCGAGAAATGCGTCTATTGGATAGCTGATAACTACGATATTGTCTTAGACCACCGTGATGACCCCTTAGAGCTTACTAATTTCTTCCCCTGCCCTAAACCTTACTTTGCAACAACTACGTCAGGATCGCTAGTTCCTATCGCTGATTTCTTACTGTATCAAGATCAAGCGGATGAAATAGACGACCTAACCGGACGCATCAAGCATTTGACCAAAGCCATGAAGGTGATGGGTATTTATGCGGCTGACGAACCTGCTATTGAACGGTTGATGAAGGAAGGTAACGATGGCGTATTGATTCCGGTTAAGAACTGGGCGGCATTTGTTGAGAAAGGTGGACTGCAAGGCGCTGTACAGTTTATGCCTCTGCGTGATGTAGCTGCCGCGCTGCAACAACTGTATCAAGCTCGTGAGTCATGCAAACAGATCATCTATGAAACAACGGGTTTGTCTGACATCATGCGTGGAGCTTCTGTTGCCTCCGAAACCGCAACTGCACAACAAATTAAATCACAGTTTGCTTCACTTAGACTAAACACCATGAAAGATGACATGAGCCGATTTGCTCGTGACATCCTAAGAATGAAGTCTGAAATCATTTGTTCTAAGTACCAAGCTGAAACTTTGGTGCAAATATCAGGCATTATGTACACGCCTGACGCACAGTTCATTCAACCAGCTATTGAAATGCTGAAGAATGAATCAATGCGTAACTTTAATATAGACATTGAAACTGACACCTTAGTTCAAATAGATCAGCAAACTGAGAAACAAAACCGTATTGAGTTTTTAACCTCCGTCAGTGGATTCCTTGAAAAAGTATTGCCGATGGGGCAACAAGCACCTGAGCTAGTACCGTTGATGGGGGAAATGCTATTGTTTGGTATTAGAGGCTTTAAAATAGGTCGTACTATCGAAGGGTCATTTGAGCAGTACATATCTCAAGTAGCTCAGAATGAAAAAGCTAAAGCGGCACAACCTCCGCAACCGCCTCCACCTACGCCTGAGATGATTAGAGCGCAAGCAGAAGTTCAAAATGCCCAAGCTAAAAATCAAATGGAACAAGTTAAACTTCAAACTGAACAGCAACTTGAGGCACAGAAATTACAATTTGAGCAATGGAAAGCCCAACTTGATGCTGATACTCGCGTAATGATTGCTGAAATGAGTAGTAATACCAGCTTAAAACAATCAGCCATGACAATTAACGCTTCTAGGGAACAAGAAGGCGTACTTGAAATGGGTGATGACGGCTATGAACAACCTACTAGCGCATTAGCAGGGCTTATAGACGCGGTAAATAATAACTACGCGCAGATGATTCAGATGTCAACTATGCAAAATGAAATGGCAATACAGAAACATGCTGAAATGATGGCTCAACTTTCTCAGCCTAAACAAATTGTTCGCGGTGCGGATGGTAAAATAATCGGAGTTCAATAAATGGCTACATTTGTAAAATATACTTCTGGATCAGAAGCGTTAGCTGAAGGGATTAATGCTGCAACAGATGTATGGAAAATAGCTTTGGCATTAACTATCAATGCTGCCGATGTCACATTTACCCCCGGTACAACTGATCTAGCTACAGGTGGAGGCTATACGGCTGGCGGGAATATATGTACTACAACTTCAAGCTCTAATACCGCTGGGGTTTATAAATTAGTTTTAGCAAGCCCGACACTTTGGACTGCAAGTTCGTCAGGCTTTACATTCAGATACGCTGTCTTATGGGACTCAACCACAAGTAACCCTGTAGGATATTGGGATTATGGTTCAAACGTAGTGATGTCAGGCTCAAGCGGAGATACCTTTACAGTTAATTTGGATGCCGTTAATGGCGTATTCTCGGTAACTTAATATGGCCTTAGTATTTGCAGATTTAGTAAAAGAAACTACTAGCACCACTGGTACAGGCACATTAACGCTAACAGGGGCGGTAACTAATTTTCAGTCCTTTGCAGCAATAGGTAATGCAAACACTACATATTATAGATTAATCTCAGGTATAGCCTCAGAAGTAGGTATAGGCACTTATACCTCTGCTGGCACTACCTTAAGTAGAGATACGGTTCTTTATTCTACTGCTGGAGGAACAACTAAAATAACTGTAGCGGCAGGTGCAACAGTAATCTGTACCTACCCTGCGGAGAAAATAGTCATTCTTGATGCGTCTGGCAACGCTACAGGATTAGGTACTCCCGCTGCATTTGTAGCCACGAACGTAACAGGATTGCCCTTATCAACAGGCGTAACAGGAACACTCCCCGTAGCCAATGGCGGTACAGGTGTCACTACATCTACAGGAACTGGTAACACAGTATTAAGTACTTCACCCACTTTAGTTACGCCTATATTAGGCACACCAGCTAGTGGCACTTTGACTAGCTGCACAGGTCTTCCATTAACTACAGGCGTAACAGGCACACTCCCGGTCGCCAATGGCGGTACAGGTGTCACTACATCTACAGGAACTGGCAGTACAGTATTAAGCGCAAGCCCAACATTCACAGGCACAGTCAACACTGCTAACCTAGCGTACACAGGTACACTCACAGGCGGCACAGGCGTAGTTGATATAGGCACAAACCAGATAGTTAAAGATGCCTCCGGTAACGTAGGGATTGGGAATACTACTCCCAGTACTTTTGACCAAACTGGCAAGCCTTTGGTCGTTGGGTCAGGTAGTGGAAATCAGGGTATTACTATATATGCAGGGGCAACAGGTTATTCATCTGTAAATTTTGCAGATGGAACAACTGGCTCAGCCAGATACGCAGGACAAGTATCGTATGACCATACCAATAACGCTTTACTCTTTGCCACAAATACTGGCACTGACCGCATGACCCTCGGCTCATCAGGCATTGTTACTATGAACGCTTATGGCGCAGGGGCAGCAACATTTTCTGCTTCTGGTGTTATTAGCTCTGTATCTGATGAAACTTGGAAAATTAAAGATGGTATTCCAGTAAATCCAGATGAGATGATTCAAAAATTAAAGCCGGGGTATTGGTTTTACAATGCAGAAAAAGCGCCTATTTTTGGTACTGATAGGCAACTAGGCTTTTATGCTCAAAACGTAAACGCTGCCATCGGCCCAGAAGCAGCCCCACCACCAGAAGAGGGAAAACCTTGGGGTTATTACGACAGGTCAGTTTTAGCAGTTGCTGTTATGTCGTTACAAAAAGCATTGACAACAATAGAATCATTAACCGAAAGACTAACCGCATTAGAGAATAAATAATATGTCAATAACAAACACTTGGATCATCGTAGCTTTAAATTGCAAACCAGATGTCAACGGTATGCTTGATTATGTCGTAACATCACACTGGACTTTAACAGCTACAGATGGAACTTACACAGGTTCGGTATATGGAACAGCATCATTTGAAGTTGATCCTGCTAAATCTAATTATGTACCTTATGCTGACTTAACTTTAGATAAAGTGATAGCTTGGACACAAGCTGCTTTAGGTGAAGAACAAGTAGCCTCTTATGAAAAGCGCGTTGCTGACCAAATAGAAGCACAAATAAACCCAACTATTGTCACTCCCCCTTTGCCTTGGATTGTAGGTTAAGTAAGTAATGTTTGCCTCGTTTAGTTTTACAGAAGGAACATTTGCAGATACGCCTACAGCGTATAATTTAACATGTTCAGCAGGAAGTTATGCACTAACAGGTAATGCAGTAGTTTTTAATTTTAATAGGCATTTAGATGCTAATGCTGGAGCGTATGCTTTAACAGGATATGATGCCAGTTTTAAAATAGCTAAAGGCTTTAATTTAGGAGCTGGAACTTATACCTTTGAAGGAAAAGATGCTACTTTAACCTACAGCAATAATGCAGGTATTACTGTCACTAAAGGTGGCATAGATAAGAAAAAGACAAAATCTAAAGTTTATAAAGATTTACGTCAAGAAGTTGAAGATGATATAGCTAGAGCGATAGCTAAGGTTACAGGCGAAGATATACCGCCTGTGCCTGAATCAGAGGATAATAGTTTAGAAGCTGAAATTAAAGCTGCTGAAGAAGCTAAGCTAGTTAGGCTTCAAGAAATGGTTATGAACGCGCAAGCGATGGCGCTTCAAGCTGAAATAGACCGTTTAATTCAAGATGAATTAGACGATGAAGAATCATTAATGTTACTTTTATAGGCAAATCAAATGGCAGGATCAGCACTAATAACAGGCGCTTCTAATGGAGCAGCTCAACAATCAGCGGGTAATGACGGTTCAATATTATGCGTCAGTCATAACAGTCCTAAGCCTACTTTCAGGTACACGGCTGTCGATATAACCCCTGTAGCTACTGCAACTGACGTTTTAGTGTTGAAAGGTTCAGCTACTAAAGTAATACGCATAACTAGGGCTGCTATATTAGGGTCGGCTACTGCTGCAAGTATTTACGATCTGTACCTTACTAAACGAACTACTGCAAATACTGGCGGTACTTCAACTGCACCTACGCCATCGAAATCTGATTCATTAGACGCTGATGCTACAGCTACTTTAGCACTTTATACGGCTAACCCTTCAGCTTTAGGTACAGGTAAAATTTTAGAAGCGAATAAAGTATATTTACCTAATAATGCAACTCCAGCAGGCGCTGGAACAGAAAGACAGTTTATGTTTGGCAACCGTAATGATAAAGCTCCAGTATTACGCGGAGTAGCTGAATCTATAGCATTTAACTTTGCAGGCGCGGCTGTTCCTGCTGGCACATCAGTATATATGGTTATTGAATGGACGGAGGATGATCTTTAATGCCTTTGTACGAAGTCAAATGTAGAACCTGCGGAGAACATCAAGATATTTTCCGCAAGTTAGCTGATTGGGATAAGTTACCCGAATGTTGTGGTGAGATCACTATTCGGGTACTTTCTGCGCCAGCCGTATTTGAGGACATAAAACCCTACAAGTCTATGGTGACAGGGGAAATGATTTCTAGTAGAAGCCACCACCGCAAGCATTTGATAACTCATAATGTGCGTGAAGTGGGCAATGATAGTACAGAACAAAAAGTAGACCATTTTGCGGAAAAACGTAAAAAAGACTCTTTGCGTAGAGAAATAGCCGAAAAATTTAACTAAGGATTAAAAAATGAGTGAAGATACAATGCTTGACGACTCAAGCGAAGTAGTAGAAGAAGTAGCTGAGTCAAGTCCTGAAACAACCCATGATATTATTGGAAGGGAATTTGATAGATTAGAAGTTCCAGAAGAAAAAGTTGAAGCGCCTAAAGAAGTTGAAGTAGTCCCCCCAGAACGCTCTCCGTGGAAATCTTGGAAAGCTGATGCAGCAAAGGTGATGGAAAAGTTGCCTGAAGAAGCACAGAAGTATATAATCGAACGGCAGGATCAATTTCATAAAGGGATTGAACAATACAAGGAAGCGGCAAACTATGCTAAAACCATAGACAGAGCCATTTCACCGTATAAAGATTACATGAGTAATTTAGGGGTAACGCCAGATGTAGCGTTTACTAACTTACTTAAAACCGAACACACGCTTAGAATGGGGACATACCAAGAAAAAGCGGAAATGTTACAAAAGTTAGCACACGATTATCAGATCGACATGAACTCACTAGCCGGTGTGCCATACGATCCAAATATGCACAATTTAAAAGCGCAACTGGAATATACTCAAAGTCAGTTGCAAGCCTCTCAAAACTTTAGACAAAGCCAAGAGGATGTACAAATTCAATCCAGTATTGATGAATTTGCACAATCACATGAACATTTTACAGATGTGCAAGCTACGATGGCCGACCTGCTAGAACGTGGATTTGCAAATGATTTGGACGATGCTTATGCGAAAGCCATACGCTTAGATGATAACCTGTTTAATAAAACCATTGCTCAACAGCAAGGTGGCAATAACAGACAAAATCTGGTTCAGGCAAATCAAGCAGCTCAAGCTGCAAAGGCCGCAGCCGTATCTGTAAAAGGCGCTCCTGCTGGAGTGACTCGCTCAGTTATGCCTGCATCAACTGAAGATGCCGTTCGTCAAGCAATGCGCTTACACGGTTTATAATTTTTTAGAGGGTTACTATTATGGCTTTCGCCAACAGTGCAATCAGCGATATTATCGCTACTACTATTGAGTCACGTACTAAATCGGCTCAAAACAACTTGTCTAACAACAATGCTTTATTAATGAGATTGTCAGAACGTGGAAATATTAAAACTATTTCTGGTGGTTCAACAATTTTACAAGAATTGTTCTACAACGATCCTAACACCAACTACGCTTCTTCATACTCCGGTTATGAAACTATTAACATCTCACCTGATAGCCCTATCAGTGCTGCTCAGTTCAATCTGAAGCATTACGCTGATGCGGTAACTATTTCAGGCCCTGAAATGTTACAAAACAGTGGTAAAGAGCAAATGATTGAGTTGCTTGCAACTCGTGTTGAGATTGCTGAAGCACGCCTGCGTAACAAAATTGATACCGATTTACATACTGATGGTACTGGTAATGCTGGTAAGAACTTAGTTGGTTTAGCGGCTATGATAAGCACTACTCCTACTACTGGTACTTACGGTGGTATTGACAGAGCTACTTGGACTTTCTGGCGTAACGGTGCTTTCACTTCTACTGCTTTGGCGGCTGGTGTTGCTACTGCTGCTAACATTCAAAACAGCATGAACACTGTTGCTTTGTCTGTAGTTCGTGGAACTGACCATGTTGATTTGATCTACGCTGGATCAACTGCTTACTCTGTTTACTTGTCATCTTTACAAGCTATCCAACGTATCACTGATGATAAATTAGGTGCTGCTGGTTTCAGCGCATTGAAATTCTATGGTGGTGCTGGTTCTGCTGACGTAGTATTGGGCGGTGGTATCGGTGGTAATCAAACTGCTACTCGTATGGACTTCATAAACACTAAATATGTTTATTTCCGTCCTCACAAAGATCGTAACTTTGTACCTATCGGTGGGGATCGTCAAGCGGTCAACCAAGATGCAATCGTTCGTTTGATGGGCTTCTCAGGAGCATTAACTTGTTCTGGCGCTCAATTCAACGCTACTTTCTCAACTCTATAAGGTTTAAATCTAATGGCTTATAAAATTACTGATCCCCTGATAGGCCCACAGCCTATCGCAGTAACTGACACTACTAAAAATCATCAATTAGGCACTATTGTTCGTGCTGAAGATGTTTCTTACGGTGCTGGTGAATTTATATATCTTGAAGGCATTGCGTCTACTGTTGTAGGCTCTTTAGTTACTTATGATAGTTATTTAGGCACTACTGCTCTAGCGCCTGCTACTGGCGGTGTAGGCCAAGTTGCTGTTTCTATGTCTATTAACGTAGCTTCACAATACGGCTGGTATCAAATTGCAGGAACTGCTGCTGTAAAAGCGCCTAATGCTATGACTGTTGGCGCTGACGTTTTTGCTTTAGCTGCAACTCCGGGTTCTGTAGATGATGCTCAAGTTAATGGTGAGCAAATTCTAAACGCTAAAGTTAGTACAACTACTGGTACACCTTCTTCTGGCTTGGCGTTGATAGCAATCAACCGTCCTTTCCATCAAGGTCAAGTAGTATAATGAAGTACAGGGGGTAATAGCCATTACCCCCTAATTTTTTGAGGATTTAAAATGAGCGATGGAATTTCTTACGTTGGTGATACTGGCGGTGATGCGTACTTAGATGTATCTTTCTATGTAGGCGTTTATGAAAACGAAGAACATGATTTTATTCGAGTTGGTGTTCCTGGTGATAAATCCTTATCTATAGACACTATAGCTGACGACCAACATAAAAGACGCTTTGCAAGACAATGGGAAGCCTATAAAGGGCTTAAAGATATAAAAGGCACTCCAATGGCCGAATGGGTAGAAATAGCCGAAACATTGCGACATGAATTAGCTTATCAAGGTTTTAGATATATCGAACAAGTTGCCAGCGCACCGGATTCAGCTTTTG